GCCAGACTTGTTGATAGCCTGAAGACTGTTGTAGTTAAAGCTCGCTGTGTTCAGCGGATTAGCTACGCCCAGTGTCTCAATGATAGAACCGGACACAGCCTGCCCGTTTGACGCCTGAGGATAAATGACATCCCAGGTGTTGATGTTACCTGTTGTGGTGTTGGACAGGTAGCTGCTGCTATTCGTGCCGAGAATTGCTGTCCAGTACAGGTTGCTTGAGGTAGTTCCTGTTGGGGAAGTGCCCTGGTTGCCTGTAGCGGAACACTGGTAGGAGTAGTTCTGGTACTGAACGCTCTCCCCAATGTTGTAGGCTATGTTCGGGCTCCATGCTGGGAATACAGGGTCAAGGAATGCAGACTGGTCATTCTCTAGCATGATGTTAGGGCCAAGCTGCACGTCAGCAGCCCAGCCTGTCAGTGCGGAAAGCTCAGTGTTAATACCAGACAAGCTTCCCCGTGTCTTGTTTACCTCCGCGTTATAGTAGACAGCCTTCCGAAGAGTCTGAGGATGAATGTCTGGATTAACATTCAGACCTAGCTGAGTAGCCAGCCTGAACAGATCTGACTGCGGAATCTTCCACGGGTCATTGACACTCTTCTTGTTGTCATAGATTGTCTTGATGGTGTCAAGTCCCCAGCCGAAAACCTGAGTGAACTGGTCAAGGAACAAATTGCCCTCGCCGTCCGTGGTTGACCCATCAGTAGGTATAGTTGTGAAGAAGTCAGGGATGAGATCAAAAAGCTCCTGGGAAGAACTGAAGTTAGAGTTGGCCAGGCATGCTGTTACACCAGACCTCACCCATTGGTCGGTGGCCTGACTGACCTGTACAAAGAAGGCGTAGTAGTGGTAGGTACCGGGCACTACATTTGTATCTATGAAGTTGTTTCCCGGCCATCCTGCGTCGGTATCGATCAGAATATCGCCGTCATTCTGGTCTGTCGGGAAACCGTAGCGGTTCCTGACCAGCCGCCACGCTGAAATAGTACCAGCAGGAACAGTAATAATCTGCCCAGGTATGTCAACTGTTGTTGTGGTTGTAATAGTTTCGGTAGTGGTTGTTGACGTTCCTGTTCCAGTAGCGGCACCGATAGTCTTCCACAGTTTAATCGTGGACGTATCAGTGAACTTGTACTGCTTGTTGACTCCTGAACCATTATGCCACCAGTACAGCCAGCCCCACAACGGCACATTGTAAACAGTTCCGCTGGTACCGAAGGCTTGGTTCAGGTAGTTAGCGTCAAGCTGGATTCTGGTATTACGTTCTGTTGTACCGGCTGTAGTCGGGCCTAGGTCAGTTGGGTTGTTGTCAACACCATACTCTGTAATGGCAAGGCTGGCACCAGTTGACTTGGCTTTAGGAACTACCAGGCTCAGCCACTTCTGGAAACCTGAATGGTTGGCTAGTCCATTGGACGGCCATGTAGTAGCGCCACCCTGAGACCCACCAAATTCATGCTGGTAAATGTCCATGCCCCATACGTCTACCTGAGAAGCAGGCGGAAGGAAGTTACCCGTTACAGCTGGTCCCGTTGGCTGGTATCCACCCCAGGCAGAACACAAAACTATCAGAAGCTCTGGTCTGCTCAGCGCACGAATTGCTGCTGCTGTAGATGCCCAGGCTGAAAGGAAAGATGATGCTAAAGTATACGGGCTGGAAGTACCATCAGCTTCTTGCTGGAAACACAGGCCAACCTGCTGCCCGGCCGGAATAGAAGCACAGAAAGTCTGGATAGTTAGAGATGAAGAAGCAACAGGGTTAGACGCTGTGCTTGGGCTAGGACCATTCCAGCAGATGATAGGAATAACACCTGGAAAGTTGGCGACAACAGTAGCCGGGGAAAGACCGCTTGTGTTTGGGGAAGTCCAAGAGCTAGGTAGGTCACCACTATAGAACATCTTGGTGAAAGCAAGAGGCCCAAGGGTAGTATTAGCAGTCTGGAAGTCGGTAAAAGACATACCAGCCGCACCATCGGGACCACCTACAGCACCTATTCTTGCGATAGGTTCAGCAGTTCCAGGCGTGGTGATAGTGATAGTCTCAGTTGAGGTAATGGTCTCAGTAGAACCACCCTCAGTAATAGTTGTCGAACCACTCTGGGAAGATGGCTTCTGCCATGAAACGGCGATAGTGTTGTAGTCAATAGACGTAGCGTTAAATGGGTCAACACGGAAAGCGGGAGGTACATTGACCTGCTTGCCCCGGTAATAGTCAGGGCCATACGTGTCTGTGCCATAGATGGTTAAACCATAGACAGCCATTTATACCTCAGCAGCAGTGCTCGGGATAGTCTTCAGCATGGACACCTTCATTACGGCATAAAGAACAGACAATGAGGAGTTGGACGTGCCATTCTCATTGTAAACAGAGATGCGGTTACCTGCTGTGACATGTCCCTGCCATGGGAGGTGGACAATTCTTGGCCTCTTGCCGAATTGCTGCCAGCGAGGGATGTTTGGTATGTTGCCGCCACCAGTATTACCTGAGAACTGCCAGTCAATTATCTCCTGATCTACAGAGTTGGAAGCGCCGTTGATAGCCAGGAATGTATGTACGAAGCCGTTGTTCCACCATGACCAGTTAACGTGAACCGTTATGTAGAACCAGCCGCTAACATTAATAGTTACGTCAGTGCCGTTGAACAGCCCGTAAGGATCGTAGTCGGCATTGAAGTGAACAACCTCACCAGAGTTAACATTGTTAACCGGGAAAGGTCCAGCACGGAAGATACCTACAGGTAGCTGCACACCGCCCATAGCATCAGATAGTCTGGCGTCAACAGAAGGGTAGACAATACTAGATGAGTTGTTAGGTGGGGTCTTCTCTATCTGTGGAGTTGTGCCAAGCGTTCCTTCAACCGAGATCAGGTCAGAGGCAACACTGTTAATGTCGTTGGCAAAGTCGGTGTCGGCGTTGTCAATACGGTCAACCCACTGGAAAAGACCTGAGGGATATACAGGCTGAATGTTGCTCATGTAATTCCTCCTGAAGTAGTTACGTAGAAGTTACCAGCCACAGGAACTTCGGACTGCCTGAACTGGATAGCGTTGGTGTTTGTCTGTATGCTGTCTTGTCTTGTCATTGCTGGGATAACCACGTACTGAACTCCTGGTACCGACATAATCGCGCTGAAAATAGTAGACACATTAAGCAGCATGCCAAATTGTGTGTTAGGTGGTGCCAGCACAGCCTGTACAGCCGTCTGGACGTTGGCAGCCACGGCTCCCTGGTTGAAGTTAGATAGCACCTGAAGCTGAACGTTGCTGGCAATAGATCCAACGTCAACCGGGATCAGGTTAGGTGTGCCGACTGTGAGTGTCACCCCAGCCAGTGTCTTCCCTACGAAATATTCCTGAATGACAGAGGTAAGCGTAGCCGTAGGTGCCTGGTAGTTGGGGCCAAGGCAGTACAGTGTGACGCTGGTACTGTGATTAGCTACGGCATTTGCTGTCAGGACACCGGGGATGTTCAGGGAAAGGGACGCAAAGTCGTTAGTTGACACCGCTCTTTGCTGTGTCGCGTATGCCTTAGGTGCATTCGCCCTGATCTGGTCGTTAGTCTCAGGGTCAGAGCCACCAGTCATAGCTGAAGACTGGTACAGGGTAGAGGTACTTGACTGGAATGGAACAAAGACACCGGAAACATCTGAGACAAGAACGCCAACCGCTCCCGCTGCCTGATTTCCTGCCGACCCTACGCCAACAGTGTAGGTAGCGTAAACAGTCAGGCCAACACCAGGGATGGCACCATTGACGTTATCACCGAACTGAATATGAGTAAGGTTGTTCTGGTCAACAGTAACAGAATAAACCAGATCGTCAGGACCAAAGTCAACCAGGAATTGAACCTGTGTCCACTCGGTAATTCCTGAAGAGCTTTGCACGAACACAGATGTTGTGCCGTCCTGCACGAACGGTGCAGCTATCTGAAAATCCTGGCCGGAAGTTCCGTCGCTCACACCAATAGACTGCTGTGTGTATGTCACACCCTGAATAACATTGAGTACCGCTGTGCCACCATTAGCCGACACCGTAGTTGCGGTAGTTGTCTGGTAGATTACAGGCTGGTCAGCACCAGTGTTAAAAGATGTAGCTACCTGTGTTCCGGCCGGAATAGTCACAGCCGGGCCAGGATTGTTAGTCTGGAAAGTAACGGTGCCAGTAGCGGGAGTGCCATTTGTCGGCACATATCCCAGAAGCCTTGCCAGGTTAAGGATGCTCAGCCTTTGTGTAGCAGTGGGAAGATAAGCTTCCTGAGACAGCCTGTCGCCATAGAAAGATAGGATGTCTCCCATGTAACTGAACGCCTCAACCAGCATGACACCGAAGTCACCCTCTGAAGAGGTATCCCATTCGGGCATGACAATAGAAGCGTAGTTGAGCATAGACGTTACGAAGCCAAGCCAGTCCTTTGACGTGTAGTCAATGGTTGCCGGTGGCTGAAGTACCGAATAGAATGCCGGTACAGAAGATATGTTCTGAGGGATGGCAGGAGTAGTCATGTC